CACACGCCAGGTGTACGCGCTTTTATCAACAAAGCCAGCCTTTTTCAGTTCCCATAGTTCGTTAAGCACTTCTTCACGACTGACATCAAGTCGCGCCGCAAGTTCTATGGATGTGGCTTTTCCCATTGCTTTCAGTGCGTCAAAAACAGTCTCCATTAAATTTTTCTCCTGGTAAAAATTACTTCGTGATTCCTGGCTGGACGACATTCTGGCGCCAGCTTTCCCAGTTAAAAGTCACCCAGCGCCCACCGTTCATGGTCATGCGATCCATAATCCTCTCGCCGAGCAACGTTTTCATGGCCTCATAGTTCAGGTTTGTCAGCATCCCCATACTGCGCATCGATGCTGTCCGGCGATCAACAATCTGATGCAGCACCACCTGCTCGTTTTTCGTCTCACGCTGAATGCCAATTTCATCAAGAACCAGCAGATCCACTTCGCACAGTTCCCGCAAAAATTTTTCGCCTGACTGCCCGTCGTCATAGCTGGCGTGCAGGGCACTCATAACATCAGCCACAGTAACCACTATCACTGTCTGGCCGTCTTTCAGCAGGCGATTTCCGATAGCCGCCGCCAGATGGTTTTTTCCGGTACCAGGTTTTCCGCTGAACGCGAAATTTGTGCATCCGGCCATCAGTTCATCAGCGATGGATTTCGCCTGACTTAACGCGTATCGCTGGCCGTCGTTCTGTACATGGTAATTCGCAAACGAGCATTTACGGTGCAACGGCTGGATGCCTGAGCGATTCAGAATTTTTTCCACCCGCAACTGGCGATTCAGGCGGTTGATCTCCTCGCTACGCTTCTGGCCTTCAGCAAGCTGCCACTCGCGCCACTCCGCTACCGTTCTGAATGGGGCGGTTACATGTGGCGGGGTCAGTCTGCGGATACGTTCCAGAACGCCGCCTGTCGCAATATTTTTCATGGTTCGTTACCCCCTGAACCCCGGCGGAATTTCGGTGTCCGGTTCAGAAATATGATTCACACAACGCTGTACAGATGAACGCCCCAGGCGGATGACCAGTTCGTCCCATTTTTCGCGGAGCTTTGACGGACTCATGATGTTTTTTACCCAGAATGGATCCCGCTGTACCCGCCCAAACATTTCGCAAATTTGTCTGTGAGTTCTGCCATCCAGCATCCGCATTGTGCGCACGTCATTGGCCCATGCTGTCCAGTTGGGTTCTTTCGGTCTCGTGATCTCGCCATCATCGCTGGCCGCCTGCTCGTAAAGACTCACGATTCGTCCCCAGATCCACTGTGCGCACGCCAAATCTTCCTGACTTCCCCACTGGCGTTTTTTCGCACTGAACACAACCGCATCAGGGTGTCGGATTAAAAAATCCTGTTCAGCCGTCTGCGGGTCCGGTTGCGAAGCTTCCGGACGAGAAGTGTTTTTATTCTCTGTTGTATTCTCTGTTGTATTCTCTGTAAGATCATCAGGCCATTTTGACCCGATGACATTGGGTCGTTTTGAACCAATGGAGCGTGCCATTTTGACCTCTTCCATCGTGTCATTTTGACCTGATGGAGCGGCGCATTTTGACCTGATGGATTCGCTCACTTTGCCACCATCTAAAAGCTCACTCTCGTAATTAATCGTGTAAAAATTAGTCATGTCACGCTTTGATTTGTTGAGCTTTTCGCAACGCAAAAGCCCCAGCGTTTTCAGACTTGCAAATGCGCGTTTTAACGTTGACTCTGACCAGAACGGGAACTGTTCCAGCCATTGTTCTGTTGTGTTATAAATCCAGCGAACCCCGTTACATTCCATGCCGGAATTAGTATCTCTCAACCAGTAATGCAGCTGCTGCAGTACAATGGCTTCATTCAGGCCAATTTTCATCGCCAGCTGCGTGTTAATAACCAGTGGGCGTTCAGCAAACAGAAGACTCATAATTCCATCCGGCTTTTTGTTGATATTGCTGACGATACGCACGCTTGAAAGCAATGGCTTTTTCTATAAGTTCGTCGGTTTCACGATCCACAACAGCCGGATCTGCAAAAAGCAGACCTGACTCCACCACGTCGCCATATTCTTTGTTTAACCCGGCGATCATGTATGTAATGCTTTTTCCGTCAGTAATTTCACGATACAACCTGAAATCACTTATCCGGATAGCCTCCATAATTGCCGGAATCAGCGCCGTGAATTTTTCCCGCTTATCCCTGGTATCAATAGCTTTCCAGCGTTCGAATATCTTCACCCGGTTGACGCCCAGCGCCCGTTGATCAACCGCGCCATCATCAAACGTGACGCGTTGAACATCGATGTTCGGGCGTTCTTTCAGAGCCCAGAATGCTTCCGTGATTAATATCGTCGCCTGCTCCTGTGTCATTCCTGGTCGGCATACCCAGGCATCCAGAGCCTCACAAACCTGTTCAGGGGTGATTTTCATTGTTCAGCCGCCCCGCCCGCTTTGCCTTACGATATTCGTCATAAACTTTGGGGTCGTACTGAAGTTCCCCGCCGGATGCCTCTTGCAGGCGCATCGCGCGACCTTCAGGAACCAGTGCCCCCCATTGAGAAACAGCAGATGGATCAACACCAGCAGCTTTCGCTACTTTGGCTTTCGTCCCATAAAAATTAATTACGTCTGATTTAAACATCGCCCCTCCAAAATTGAGTTTTCTCAATGGTAATCACTCAAGGAATCTCAAGTCAAGGGTTATTAAGATATCTAAATATGAACGAGAAAACTTTAGGTCAACGAATTAGAGAAAGACGCAAACAGGTTGGTTTAAGTCAAAACGATTTAAGCAAAGCTGCTGGCGTATCTGGCTCATCAATTTCACTATGGGAAAGCGACCATACAGCCCCGCGTGGGCAAAATTTGCATCGCCTGGCTGAGGTATTGCAATGTTCACCAACTTGGATACTGTTTGGTGACGAGGATAAAACACCAGATCCACCAGTTGCACTCAACAGCGCCTTAGACTTATCGGAAGATGAGTTGGAGATGTTGCGATTGTATCGCGCACTTCCAAAATCAGAGCAGCAAGCACAAATCAGCGAACTCCGTGCCCGCGTTGAGAATTTTAATCGCCTATTCACCGAGCTACTAGAAGCTCGCAAACGTAACAAACATCAATAACTCCCTTCACAAATTTTAAAGCCTTACATTTCAATGTATTGGCTTTATTTTGCATTAAATATTGAGTTTTCTCATCAAAAATACTTGACCAATTAACATGAGAAAACTAAATTATCATTCATCAAGACACCGCACGGTGTTCTCAGCAAACAGTTCCGCTACCCCGGCGTTAAGGGGAAATGAGGTCAGCATGGATACTATCGATCTTGGCAACAACGAATCTCTGGTGTACGACGTGTTTCCCAACCAGGACGGCACGTTCACCGCGATGACGTATACCAAAAGTAAAACGTTTAAAACCGAAGCTGGCGCGCATCGCTGGTTAGCAAGAAACTCTGACTGATGAGGTTGACGATGGAATTTAAAGATTTACCTACTTCAATCCAGGAGATTGCAGCACATACACTTCGTCATCGTCTGAACGAACTTGCATTGGAATCGGTAACGAAAAAAGACACTGATAATATAGCTCGTAATGTGCGCGATGCGTTTACCGGATTGTATTTCTGTGCGTCTATAAATAAACACGACTCAGAGAGTGTGGCAAATAAAATTGCAGAAACGACAGCGCAAAACATCAATACGAAACCAACGGAAGAAGAAATTGATCAGTTTGCTCATGATGCTGGTTTAAAAAACAAGAAAGAAAAATCGCCATATGCGGGGAACATGTTTGTTTATGACAATCTCATCAGAATTCGTGGCAAAATTCCGGCGGAATACCTGGCAAGAGTCCATCAGGCATTGCTTAAAAATCTGGAAACAGAATTATTTGATGGCAACACTAACGGTTTCTTCATGGTATCAGGCCTTGAGAAAGACTGGGATGCAGAAAAACGCTGGAATGTTGCTACATGGTTATTCAGTAACAGAGCCGCTGCCCTTGAAGCTTCGGCATGTATTTGCGGCCTGTTCTTAACAGACCACAAATATAATCTGGATGTGTACAGTTATATTTACGCTGAACACGGTCCGCTCTGGATTGACTGGTAATTATAAGGAAACACCAGCAGGGCCGCGGCGACCAACAGAACGATTAAAATCAATAATGCCATTATAAAGGACATTATTTAATTTATCGTCGAATGCTGATTCTGTGAGCCTCAACTCTGAATGAGTTTTTAATAACCCTGATTGCCTGAGTTGATTTACAAGGCATTCAATCTGTTTTTCAATAAGCGGATTTCTTTTTTTGTTTGGCATTTTATCCTCCATTGAGGTTCTGGGTTAAAAATGGAGACCAACACGCTGTCACGTGTGGTCGTGCGCCGGACACGGATAAGAATCCGGTACTGACAGTTTACTGAAAGGATATATCCCTGAAAAGCCAGGGCATAACGCGAAAGCACACGGCGAAATTGGTCTCTCTGTACGGTGTCGTTAAATTTAATTCGACCGTGCGCTTCCGGTTGTGGCACTCCGCGAAATGGCGCGGCGGTAAGTATGGCGGGGTTATTCCTTCCCCGTTGAGGACACCGGGTTGTCAGGTTGACCATACGCTTAAGTGACAACCCCGCTACAACGCCCTCTGTTATCAATTTTCTGGTGGCGTTTGGCGGTATCAGTTTTACTCCGTGACTGCTCTGCCGCCCTTTTTAAAGTGAATTTTGTGATGC